CAGGTGCTCGGGCAGACGGCGCAAGCGCTCATCCTTCAGGACGATCTCGACCTCCATTAGCCGATTTCCTTCGCCGTCACCCGAAGCGCCGTCTGCCAGCTTGAGCCCAGCACTACGCCTGTCACCTCCAGCACCCGGGCCCCCACGCCGATACGGTCGGCGGCTTTGCAGTCGGCATTGTGGGGCAAGGTCACCATCCAGTCGGTCACCTGTGCCGTCTGCCCGGCGAGCAGCAGCTCTTTCGGGTTAGCGACAGGCGCCAGGCGACAGGCATAGCTCGCCACGTCGTCCCACTTTTCTGTCTGGCCGCCGTAGCCGTCGTCTTTCAGCGTCACCCGCTTCACCGTGCAGGCATCCGGCAGAGCATCCTCGGCGGTCGCTCGCATCATGGCCAGGTCATTGGCGTCGATCATCTACTCACCCGCCAGGATGCCCGCCGCCTCCAGTGCAGCGAGGATCGCGTTGATCGTCGCCACCTCGGTCCCCTCATCAGCATCATCGATATGCGCCTGCTGCGGGTTCGCTGTCGCATTATTGGCCATGCCGTTGATCTGCTCCGCCGTCTTGGTGATCGCGTGTAGCTTGGCAAAGTCAGCAGCCACCGCGCCCTGACCATGCAGCTCGTTCAGTTCCGCTGGCGTCGTCACTAGCTGATGCTCAGCGATAACCACCGGTGGTCTAACCCGAATACCCCGTCGAAAGAGTGGTAATGGCATAGTGCCCTCCTTGCTTCTTCGCCTGCTCGTACTCTGCCTGTGTCACCCCATACAGGTTCAGCATCAGCGCCCGCAGGTCTGAGACCGTATCCGCCTTGGCGCTGTCTACTGCTTTCGCGTCGTGCCCATGCCCCTTGAGCCATGCCTTGACCTCCGCGGTCTCCGGCTTGCCCTTGTGCGCTTGCTGCTGCCCGTGGCCCTGTCCCGCCTTACCCATCAAGCACCTCCCACCACACGACATACCCGCCGTCGATCACCGCGTCACAGTACGCCTCGCTAGAGTCCAGCACATCCAACCGTGTCGCTGCCTGCGGAATATGCCCCACACCGCTGTATCCCGACCCGTCCCGCGGTACGCCGTCGATATACTCCATGATCGTCGGGCCATCTTCGCCGATCTGCGCGGGCAGGTTGGGGCCACCGCCGACAATCTCTGTGCAGACCAGCATTCTCATCACGCCGCCTCCACGTTGAATTGACTGGCCGTGTTGCCGTCGTACGTACTGAACAACGTTGCATACCGGCAAGCGAGAATGTTGGCATCACTGACAGTCTGATCTGTGCCTATCTGAGCGTCGTTGTACCATGCCTGCACCGTCGTGCCGCTGCGCCATAGCTCTACCGCTCGCCCCGCGCCGTAGGCTGCTGCTACGTTGATGAGCGATGTCCAGGTATCCGCCGCCGTGAACTTTTCCATGAGCAGGTTGACGCCATTATGGTAAACGAGGATGCCGCACGTCGGGCTTGTCGGATGATCCACGATGGCCACGCCGAATTGTGTCCCTGCCGTGCCCGTCCATGCCGCCCGCACCCGCACGTCCGCGCGCCCCAGGCGCAGGGCTGGGCCGGAGAAGAGAGTGGAGAGGGTGAGGGGCATAACGCTAATGTCATCAAACCGCCCATTCGCTGGCGCACCACTAATTGCAGCAACGGTCGCGTACAGCGTGGCTGCAGTCGCCCGGAACGCCCCATTGACCTGCGCCCAGGCTGGACTTGCCGTGTAGCTCAAGTTATAGAGTTGTACGCCTGCCCTGGATGTGCCAATGCCGATCACCGTGTTAGTTGTTACGTTCTTCTTCCACCCGCTGACGCTGTACCACGTGCCCGTGCTCGCAGCGAATGCCTGGTACGCAATAGCGTTCGCGCCGTTAAGGAGAACGTCCAGACTCTGTACGCCCGCGCCGCCAGTGCGCTCATCCGCTACGCCATCAAGCGTTTCGCTTCCGTTCGCCGTCCAGTTGCTCGGCGGGTCGCCCGTCTCCATATTGCCGTTGACGACAACATCCGCCCCCGCCGTCGGCACCACGCTCGCCACGCCCGCCGCGACGGTGGCGGAGCCGAGCCAGCCGGGCACCGCGCCGTCAGGTAGGAGCGCCATGTTGAGCGAGTAGGGCAGGCGAAGTGCCCGTCGTCTGAGCAGCAAGATGTTCATGCTACACCGGCCTGCAGATGATCGTCACAACCGTGTCGCCCGTCTGCGGCACAGGATTCGCGGCTGTGCCCGAGCGCACCTTGAGATACTTGCACGGCAGGAACTGCAGCGGGTCCAACGCCTCCATGCTACTGGCCGCAACTCCTGGCACAGCCACCTCCACGCCCATCTGGCGCAGGTCCGTGTACGTCACGCCGTCATAGCTGCCCTGAAACGTCATGGTATTGGCGTCCCACGCCGCGTCGGTAATGATCCCGACCACCGGCCCCAGCGCCATCAGGTCCACTGCGTCGCTCAGACTTTGGCCGTTAGCGATGGTAACGGCAGCGGCAGTCACAGCGCCCACCATCACATCACCCTGAAACACTCGCACAGGTTGTATGCTCATCCGGCGTTCTCCTATACATCCGTGTACACGATCTTGCCCTGCCGCTGGTACTCGCTGGTCGCCGCGACCTCGCTGTACCCATCCTGACGCTCGATGGCCACAGACGAGATGCCGCCCAGCAGCTCCACCTCCAGCTCCTTCGCCCGCGCCGCAAACTCGGCCGCCCGCTGTGAATGCTGGATAGAGAGCCCATCCGCGCTGAAAGTGGCTTTCTTGGAGTACTTCCTCGCCAGCCACTTGCACGCCGACACCGCGGCCGCCTTGACGTTGTTACCCACCTGATCGAGCATGTACTCGATCTCGGCATCCTGCAGATCGTAGGCGTTGGCATCGTTGTCGGGCACCAGGAAGCGTACTTGGCCGAGCGCCGTATCGAGGTCATATGTGAAGGACACAATTACGCCTCCTGGCTTTTTCGCCGTCTCCGTTTTGGCGCAGGCGTGTCGGCTTGCGCTTTCGTTGCCTGCGCCAACTCTGCAACCAGAGCCGTGAGCCGTTGCAGCTCGGCCAAGATAGCAGCATAGTAGAGCTGATCAACACTCCGCGGCTCTGGCAACTCAGTCACGGGATCCATCGCTAACTGATCACTGGATTGACATAGGCTGCGGCGTCGTTGCGTACCACAATCGCGCTCACCCGGTCGGCCACACCCACCCCAAACTCGGCAAACAGGATCGCGTTCTCCAGCGGGAACTCGCGGATATGATCCCCCGCCAGCAAGCGCGCGATGGTTTGCCCTACCGTGGGATCCAGCCGCACCTTGAGCGGGTTGCGGTCGTCCATCGCCCCGTAGCTCTTGTACACCGCCCAGTACCCAGTCGGCACGCGACCCGAAACGCGCATTCGGCAGGCGCCATAGTCCGTCTCCACCGCGCCGATGTACTCGGTCGAGACGTTGGCCAGGTCCGCGGTCGCGCCATAGCGCAGCAGTGGGTCAGGCCGTGGTACAAAACCGGTCACGTTCGCCGTGTTGGTCCAACTGGCGATGTCAGCCTGAGCGATGAGCAGATCATACGGCGCATCGTAGCCGTGCTCCCAGACGTGGGCTACCGCTGTCTCCAGGTTGGCCTGGATGATACCGTCCAGGAAAGCGAGGTGCGTGTGCGCACTGGTGAACGTCCCGCCCCGATCCGGATACGGTAGCGGCACATAGTTCGCGTCCGCCACACCGCCATCAGCCAGCGGCACGCTGCGCCCCGCGCCAACCGGCTCGAAGGTACTGCGAAACAGGCGCGTCAATACCGTTCTGGCAAAGAGATCGCGCAGGTCTTGCATCGCCGCAGCGATATCAGCATCGATCTGCATCCGGCGCGCCTTGCGGAGGAAATCCCAGGTCCATCCCAGGCCCCGGTCGTACCCCTTGAGAGGCAGCATGTGGCCCGAGGTCGCGCCGCGCCCCGCGTCAGGCCGCGAGTACTCGGTGTGCTCCTGAAAGCCGTTCGTTACGCCCACGCGATACTCGAGCGCGATCTCCGTAGTCGTGCTCACCAGACTGGAGAGCAGCGGATCGCGCAACAGATCGGCGTTGGCGAGTGTCAGCCCCGTGCCGATATCAGCCACGAGCTGGTCATAGGTCACGCCATCGGCGAGGCGGTAACGCTCCAGGTAGGCCGCATCCCAGGTCGCCGGCAAGGTAAACTGCTTCAGATCATTAGGTCCAACAGGCATCTATAGACTCCTTCCTCGGCACACGGGCCGAGTCCGTTTCAATCAGGCGTAGCACCGGCCTACGCAAAGTCGATGATCTGCGGGCGGACCAGCAGAGTCGTCGTGTTCAGCCCGATACCGACCATGGTATCCTTGGTGCCGGCCGCATCCGCCAACACGCCCGCGTCGTCATCGGTGTAGACAACCGTACCAGCCGCCAGGTTGGCACTGAAGCCGGTCACCGGACCGTACAGCACCACGTCCACCTTTTCGCCGGCTGCGAACGACACCGCGCCGTTGCTGTTGGAAATGACCAGGCCGATGCACTTGTTTGTGGCCACTGCCGAGGCATCACACAAGCTCACCGTATCGTTGCCCGACATGTAGACCGGCTGGCCGGGAGTCATCGCCTCCCCGGCCGTAAAACGGCGGATAACGCACCCCTCCAGAGGGCGCACCAGAGCCGCAGTAATAGTCAGATCAGCCATGTTGTTGCTCCTTTGGCGCTCACAGCGCCTTGCTAAATGCGGAAGCGCTTACGCAGCTCCGCCTCACGGGCCTTCGGATCAGGCAGCGCCGTGCCCCGGCCATCGTTCGCGTTGATGTTGGCCGGTTGGACCTGGCCCTTGACCAGGTTGGGCCACTTTTTGAGCAGCCCCTGCAGCACCTTTTCGGTGTTCGTCGGCATGCCGGTTTCGTCATCAAACTCCAGCATATCCGCCGACACCAGCCGCCCGGCGAGCTCGGGATCGAGGTTCAGTTTGACCGCGGCCCGCTCCACTTCGCGGCCTACACGCTCCGCTCGCAGTGCGGCCTCTGTCGCTTCCAGCCTGGCCGCCGTCTCGGCTGCCGCCTTCTTGGCCTTCTCGATCTCGGAGAGCTGAGCGTCCTGGTGCTTCTTTAGCTCGGCCTCAAGCTGGCTGGCTTTCTTGCGGTTGGCCGCCGCCTCGGCCCTCAGCTTCTTCACATACTCCGCATCGAACGTCTTGGAGGCATCCGGCTCCTGGCCGTCACCATCGGGCGTTGTCTGCGTTGTCTGATCGTCGGTCTGGGTCTCAGGAGACATCTGGTCATCCTGGTTAGTGGGCGCCTGGCCCGGATTCTGATCGTTTGCGTCTGGCATCTGGCCTTTGCTCCTTATCGCGCTTTCGTGTCGGGAATCAAAAGAGGGGCGCCCAGCCGGATTTCTCCGACCAAACGCCCCTCTGCTTCACGCTCTGGGGTCAATTGTTCGATTGACTGTATTCTACAATAAATCAGTGCCCATGTCAATGGGCTTGCGCCCGTCAGAGACATACGCTATTGTGACACCCGAACGCCTCCAATTACCTCCGCAGAAAGGTGCGCTTCTACCGCCTATCGCCGCCATCGCAGCGCTTCCTCAGCCCCCAGTATCTCCTTCAGGCTGCGCGCATACCGCGTCGTCCCCCAAGCCCGGCTGCTCTTCTGTCCCACAAAGTCTGAGAGACTGACTGCCCCGGCCTTGTACGCCTCGTACCCCGCGTTGCCCAGCACCTTGCGCTGCGTCTCCTCCGGCTGCTTATCGAACCACTCCTGGCCCGTCTCGCGCTCGGGGCGCTCAGTCCCCTTGACGAGCGGCACCATCGTGCATCTGCCATTGGGATGATCGTCCAGCGTCTCACTCAGCTTGTGGATCGTTCCATCCATGGCCAGGCACATCGCGCAGGTCCGAGATTGCTTGGCGGAGAGCCACTCCCACCCGTCCAGGATGTCACTATTCTCTTGGTAATTGCGCCGCGTCGCTTCCCGGTAGGCTCGCAGCGTCTCCGTTCGCGAGATCGTCAACGCCCGGGCCAGATTGCCACCCAGCGCCGCACGCGCCTGCCGGGCGATCTCCCGCGGATTCTGCCCCAGTGCCAGCCCACTGATCAGCGTCTTCCGAATGGCCTCGCTCGCCTGCGGACCCAGCTCATCCAGCAGTGACCGCAGTGGCGAGCCATTCGCCGTGAAACCGATCAGGTCCGCCACCGCCTCTCTGGGCAACCGGTTCCACACCGCGCCTACGCCTGCAGGGAGCTGGCTTTTCATCTGCGCATCGAAATAGCGACCTGCCGCCTGCACCGCCTCCCACTGCTGGGCCTGGATGCTGACATCCGCCCACTGGGCAAAGACGGCCAGCTCTGCCTCTACCTGCCGCTGTAGAGCCTGCAGCCGGTTGGCTTCAAGCAGCCAGGAGATAGGTACATCCTCTCCGGCCTGCACCCTCTCCCAATACTGCGCCGTCAGCCGGTTCAGATCCGTCTTGATCCGTTGCCAGATGGCGCCATACTGCCGCACCATCTCGCTCGCCGCCGCCCGCTCACGCCGCAGCATCTCCCGGCGGAACTGCTCCGCAATGGCATAAATCCTACCCCGTGGAGGCATCGCCGGGGTCCCACTCGAACCGGAGCGGCGCCTGCGGCCGCTTCACCGTGATCCGGCCATCAGCAGACAGGCGCACAATGTACTCCCCGGGCCCGTGCTGCTGCATCAACTCCGCCAGCCACGCCAATGAGGCGGCGAGGGAATTGGTCTCACTGGCCACGTTCGAAGGCGCTGAGCAACTGATCGCCAAGCTCCGCACTACCTGCCTCCCGCTGTGCTCTTTCGATTTCTGGATCATAGCCTAGACTCTTGACCAACGTATCCCGGCTCACACCTACCTGCTGCTCTAGCAGTGCCGCATTCGCATTCGTCTGCCGCGTCTCTGCCCGCTGCTTGTCCTCGCCCAGCGGATCCACAAACTCTTTCGCACTCCGCCACTTCGCGCTGACTCGCTCTATGGTCACCGCATCGCCGGGCCGATATAGATTGTGCAGCCGGGCCGAGAGATAAATCACATCCTCCCAGGCGTTGCCAAAGACGCGTTGCCGCCGTTCAGCCTTGTGGACCAGACCAGTCTCTTGTTGTTTCAAGCTCTCGCCTGAAGGAGGCGTCCCCCCAGGAGGCTGGAACAAATACTGCGGCGTACGGCTCACGCCGGCAATACTCTCGATCCAGTATTTGCAGCTCTCGATCAGCAGCCGGGGATCGGTCGGCTCGATTGCACCGACAACAGCGTTAGCCGGCAACTCAATCAATCGCCCAGGGGAGAGCGCTATCTTCTCCGGTTTTCCGTCAGCGCCGATTTTTGCCGACGCGCCAGTGACGTACAGAATGCGAAAGCCAGCACTGTCGGTGCAGGCGATGAGGTCAAGGTCCGACTTGTTGAGCATGTCCTGCAGCGGCAAGAGCGCCTCAATCTCCGATCCCCCGGGGTTGGCGAACTCGATCACCGCGCAGCCGAGGGGCTTACCCTGGCTATCCACCCATGGCACGGGCCACGGCTCGGTTTCCAGATCGCGGTACGGCTCCCAACCGGTGCCCGCGATACCGTCATTACTCCCCTTGGCCGAGATGTATTTCTCCACCCGATCCGGATAGTACAGGTTCACCCGCGTGCGACCATTGTTCGCCGTATCGATCGGATCGTAGACCTGCCATCTTTTCGACGCGAAGCGGATCGCGTTGGTGTTCGGGTCACGATAGACACGCACCCCTTGAGTGCCGTCCGTCTTGAGATTGAGTGACCAGCGGGGGCGCTCCTCAACGGCATCCCAGTCGACAATGATATAGCTCTCGGCATCGCGCAAGACCGCCTCATGTACCTCGTCCTGCAGCGCATCCGCCCGATTGCCCTCCCACCACTCGGCCGCCCAGTCAGCCAGCGTGACAGGACCCGTAGTGCCTTCTGTCGATTGCCCCTTGCCCTTGACCGGCTCAAAACCCTCGACGCTCAAGCGCTCGGCCAGGACATCGATCACCAGCTTGCACAGATTATGCGCATAGAGACAGGCCCGCCCCGGCGCCTTGAGCCCGATAAACTCTTTCTGCCTGTCGGTCAAATAGACCGGTTGCTGGCCGCCTGCATAGTCGCGCAGCGTGCGAGTCAGTTGCTCCTCGGCCGCATCTTCACTCGCCAACCAGCGCAAATAGGCAACCTGGGCAGCAAGCGCAAAATCTTGTGGCATGGTCAGTACTCCGATATGCTATAGGTGTTATCCTGGTCAACATACATCACCGCGTACCTCAGTGCATCCATCCCGTGATCATGCAACTTCAGCGGCTCTTCCTTCGCAGGCTTGTCGGACAATCCTTTAGACCAGACATAGCCCGGAAATTCCTCTTCTGTACAGGCAGGGAGCCTCTTCTCTGCCAGAAACGGATCTGTAGCGACCAGCGCATCGCGCATGATGTAGAGGCGTGGCCGGCCATCGCCTGCCTTCCTCAATCGCTCTGCCACCGCCTGGATACCCTCACGCACCGCCTTGCGCGCCGGCACCGTGGGCACCCCGTGCCTGGCCAGCGTCGCCCGGTCCTCTGCGTCATGGTCCGCCACTGTCGCCTCGATGTTTTCGCCAGCACTCAGCCGCTTGATATCCTTCGCGTGATCCTCAACCAGCCGCTGGCTCTGGTAGATCTCCCGGTACAGGTACATCCGCCCGTCGCCATCGATAGCCCACCACTGGCACACAAACGGGTTGGTAAAGCCAAAGTCCACTGAGCGAATCCGCCGCCACTCCCCGGGGATCGGGAACCAGTCAATCAGGTGGATCGCTGGGTCATAGCCATCATAGACAGCGCCCTCAGCCTGCACCCACTTGCCATCGCGCAGCCTCAGCCCCAGCACACCGGTCAGCTTCTTGAGTATGTCCAGATAGCCTGGCGGGTTGTACGGATTGTCCACCGCGCTCGAATAATAGACCTTGCCCTCACCGCCCTGAATGATCCGCCTGTAGATCCAGTGTGTCGGTGCGTCCGGGTTGGTGGTCAGAATGATCTGCTGCCACGGCGCCGCCTTGCCGCGCATCCGGGGGAGGACCTCGTTGAAATCATCCTCTGTGAACCGCGTGGCCTCTTCCATCCAGAGGATGTCAACCGAGCCATCCTGGCCAATCGAGCGAATCTGCTCGCGCTGCTCCTCATTGGCCATACCGCCGTAGGCCAAGATCGAGCCGTTGGCGTACTCGAACCGGTTCTTGCTCGGATAGTGCATCACCTGGGGATCGTCCCCGATCACAGCCCGATCCATGAAGAGCACGGTACTGTTCGTCATGCTGTTGCGCGTCTTGCGCAGCATCAGCCCCATCGCCCCGGGATACTTTTTTAAGTAGGCGTGGACCTTTTCGGCTGCCAGCCGGCTCTTGCCACCACCGGCCGCTCCAGTGAGGAGCAACACGCCTGACTTGTCACGCCAGGGAGCGACCTGCCAGGGCAGCGGCTTGTAGACATTAATCAGCTTCCTGGCCGTCGCCGGCATCATCATCGTCGTCGTCCCAGTCGTCTGGGCTAATCGTCACATACCCCTTGATCGGCTGCCCGCCGGTGGTCAAATCAACACTCTGCCGTCGCCCGCCCGTCTCTTTGGCCAGGTCATCCAGTGTATTCCGATACTGCTCGATCAGCGCTGCGTTGAAACGGACAATGTCCACGCGCTCAGCGAACTTGCCGCCGCCGATCTGTTTCACGTCTGGCAACCACACGCGCTCCTCTTCCTGGATGTAGCCTTCTAGCTTGTGTGCCAACCGCTTGAGCTTGGCCACACGGCGGTGGGCGAGAGCGAGACCGGATTGCATGACTTCGTCAGCGCGACGGTTCTTTTCCACCTCTAGCCGGGCATCGTACACAGCAGCCCGGTCTTGCCAGTGATAGCGGGCAGACCAGTTGGTAAGAGTGCTCCGATTGCGTGTAGGCGGCCTAGTTTGGCCGTCTCTGGCATACTCCTCGATCAGTGACCGCAGCGACCGCCCGGGCCCCATCCGCAGGTAGTCATTGCACGCCTGCACGGCCCGGAGGGTTTCCCCTGGTTGTCGCTCTCCTGCCAGCAGTGCAATCACGTCCAATCCTCTCCCAGCGAAGAATCAAAAAAGCCCGGCAGACTCTCTTGCGAAAATCCGCCGGGCGCTCATCTCCGGTCATGCTATTTGCTTGTCCTTATCTTACACGGCATGTGTATTTTTGTCAACAACGATTCGGTGCCACACCTGCACATAGCCGCATTCGCAGACAAACACCAGCCGGTCAGGGAAGGCTGTCACCTGTTGCGCCGGCGGCATACACGGATCAGGCTCCCCCTGCTTGATTGCCGCCAACTGCTTGCCGCAGCGCTTGCACAGCCAGAGTTTCGATGCTTCGTCCATCCGCCAACCTCCCTCGCAGCTC